GGTTACAGCAAACCACACAACGCCACTGTAGCTTCCGTACCCATAGTCACAAGCCCTAAATTTCGTCCAACCTGTGGGAATATCGAATGGTTCAACAACATGTATACTTCTGTCAAACTCCGAAAACGCAGCACCTTCATTAACATCCCAATCTCCTTCTAGCAACTGTCTTCTCTGATGCTCTGGTAAGGACAATAGCATTGTCTCGTATTCTCCAGAATCAGATAAGTAAGGATTGTCGAGCAGTCTTGCAGGAATAAATCTACGTTTAAATAAAGCTTGCCCTTCCTTACTGTGACCTCTAGGATACACTAATTCATTGCCTGTGTCAATGTCTGTTGCATTAAAAGATGTATTATATGGAGCAGGGTCTATAAACATTTTTTTAACCCACTGATGACCTGCACCCCCAGGGTTAGTAGTAGCCCTCATATATATAGGTAAGTCTGGAGCAGGTGTACGCAAACGACTGCGTAAGTAATTCCAAGCAAAAGGCGTTGCCCACTGTGTAAGTTCATCGAAACCAATCCAACTAAATGCTAAACCTTGATACCGTAATACGTCTTCTTCTCTATCTAAGTACGAAAACCAGATTCTGCCACCATTAGGAGCTATCCACTGCATCTTTCGTTCTGACCACTTTATATTAGGAATTACTTTCGGGTATAATTCCTGCGACTTCCATACTAATTCTCGTAACTCTTCTGTTGTGTGCCGTACCAACAGTCCTGAGAACTGTGGATGTGAGATATAACGTAATGGGTCAGCCAACATAGCATAACTCTTACCGCCACCTGCACTGCCACCATATAGTACTTCTCGTTCGTTGGCAGCTAAAAAATCTGTTTGTGGTCCTTCATTAGGAGAGAAAATAACTTTACGACCTTGGTAGGGGTCTACAGATTCTATTGTAGGTGTACTCGTTACTGCTTCTTCAACTACTGGTTTCTCTTGCACCGATACTTTCTTCTTCGATTTTCTTGACCGCTGCAATCGCTTCTTCGAGCCGTTTAGCCCATTGGCGTTTTGTTGTAGCTGTTTTCTTACGTTGTCGCTCAAGCTGTATCCTTTTACGTAAACCTACATGAGATATATACCGTTCTGTAGTCTTGCTTAACCAGTGTGCTACTTCTCTATAACTGTATTGTTTTAAATGTATCTTAGCTTGTTCTAAGGCATTTAATTCATCTTCAATAGGCGTAAGTATATTCTCGTCTGTAGTGCTTTCTTTGTAACCAAAAGGAATAGTTTTAGATACTCTAGGTATAGGTCTCCATTCTATCTTTTGTTTTTCTTTGGGTTTAGGTAACTCCCAAAATCCTATGCTTTCAGCAACTATACTCATTATTTTCTTCGTGTTTTATGTGCAGGTTGTTTACGTCTATTTATTGTACTGGGAAGTATCTTTAAATTACGAGTACTATTGTTCATAGGATTCATATTAATGTGGTCTACTTCTTTTCCATCTCCTTTTTGAACTAATCCTGCTTTAGCCATTTTATGTCTAGCCCTGTTACGTGAAGCTCTTTTAGCTTTTTGGTCAGGTCTACCGTGATACTCTACGTATTCTTTTCGATAGTTTCTAGGTTTTTTAGTAGGCATAGTTAGTCCTCATTTTTAGGTGGTAATATAAATAAACCACTAGGGGCAGTAACTTCCATTTTTTCTGTTTTAGCGTAGCCTGTTCTATCTAAGAGGTCTTTAGCTGCTGCCATTTTATCTCGTATGCCTAACTCTGTAGGGTCATTTAACGCATGAGCCATAGAAAAAGCTGCCCTAGGAGCAACTCTCGCTAAGTATTCTTTTGTAGCATCTGCTATTTCATCTTTTAAAGAACGTATTACTTCAGACGTAGATGTACCATCAGAGTACCCTGCTAACTTTTTAGCTGTAAGCACATCTCCTGCTGCTTGGTCAAACAATACATTTAAAAATAACTGTTGTTTTTCAGTTAAAGCTTTAGTCATTTTTCTTAGAACCTTTCAAGTACTTAACTTTTTCTTCGGAATGGAGCAGTCTTTTTAGCCGTTTTTTTAGGTTGAGGAACATGCTGCTTACCTTTTTTAGTACCCAGTTTTTTAGCTCTACTAGTCGCTGCATATTCAGAAGCAGAGAGACTTTTAATAGCTGCAGTGGGAAGATAACGCTCACCAGTAGCACTCTTACCTTGTGTAGAAGGTTTTCCACTTTTTGTTCTCCACTTTTGTTTGCCCCAATCTTTGAGACTTTTTTGACTCTTTGTTAGTGTCATCTATTTACTTTTTGCTTTTTTCTTAGCTGTTGCACTTAAATCTTTAAAGTGAAAAAGAGGCTTCGATGCTTTAGTCATTTTAGCCCCTGTCATAAGTTTTCCATCAGGGTGTTTATGCGTTTTACCCTTCCACTCAGTGCCATCTTTTAAATAATGCGGAACACCCTTCACGATTTGTAACCTCCACCTTTAGCTTTATATTGTTTAGCTACCATCTGAGCTTTACGTGCAGACCACTGACCTGCATTGCCACCCTTAGTACCTGATTTAATTCTAGATACTATGTTTTGCCTAAGTTTAGGTTTCGTATATACGCCTTTAGCTTGTGCCATTTATTTTATCCCATGTACCTTTGCATATATTTCAGAGCGTCCAATTCCTAAGTCTTTTAGTTCTTTGTCTGAAAATCTATATAACTCGTTCATTGCTGCTCGTCTAGCTCTCGCTTCTTGTGACCGTTTAAACCATTCTTTTAGTATATTAATCATTGTACATCCTCCTATTTGTTATCGTACATAGGAGTTATACCATATATAGTTATATCATACTACAGACAAGATTGCAAGTCCGTTATGCAATCGTGGTTTTAGGCACTTCAACTAAAGAAGCTAATACGTGTAATCTATTAGCTGTAGCTGCTGTAACTTTTAAAATATCACCTGACACTAATATTAACTCATTGCCTACTAAGTCTATTGTGCCACTTGCTCCGACTGCCTTTACGTGATAAATGCTAAAGACACTGCTGCCATTAGTTACAGTTAAAGTTATTGTATCTGCATTGCCACTGTCCTCAGACACTAATATAGAAGATACAAATGTAGTCATTAATGGTGGACACGTATATAGTGTCGTTACATTAGTAGTTGTTAAATCTAGCTTAACATTTTTATATCTAGATACACTGAGGACGTTAGCCATTAATCTTTACCAAACTTCTTTTTATGTTCAGCTACAGTTTCTTCTTTGAAACGTGTAGTTATTTCTTTTCCATTAAAGTTAAAACTGTAACGTCTTTGTTTTCTAGCATTTTTAAATGCCCTACCAAACTTAGATATGTTACTTTTAGGTTTAGGTGCAGCTATCTTACTAAGTATTGCATCTTCATCTTTAGGAGTAGTTCTAAGATTCTTTAGTTTATCATTTTTTTTAGACTGACGTTGAGGAGGTCCTTCAGAAGTAATAGGAGTACTCTCACGTTTTGGTCTATCTGTTGTTTTATCTACTTTAACTGGTTTATCTTTATTCACTAGTTTATCTAGAAAATACCCTGCTCCACCTATACCTGCAACTATAATTGCATTTTTAGGTGCATTAGAAGGTTTTTTAACAGTCTTAGTTGTTGATTTAGGTTTTGGCTTAGGTTTAGGTTTAGGTGTTGTAGGTTTAGTTGTAGTCGTGTTAACTGTAGGCTTGCTAGAACTAGTAGTTTTTTGTGTAGTTGTAACTTTTTTAGGTGTAGTAATTGTAGGTTTAGTTGTTGTAGACTTAGGCTTAGTTGTAGTTTTCTTTATAGTCTTGTTAACTTTAGGTTTTGCTACAGGTTTAGGACTTGGCTTAACCTTTAAGCTTATTGTTGGTTTAGGTTTAGGTTTAAATATTTCTGCTCTTTTTAAAAATTCACTTAATGCTTTATCCGTTGATATGTCTTTAATTTTTTCTAGATTAAAAAAGTTCTTAGTGTTTTTCTTAGCTATTGCTTCTGTAGCTTTTTTAGCTCCTGCCTGTGCTAATTTTTTAGCTACAGTTGCTGTCATAGCTCGTACTGCCATACCGCCTAATACGTATAATACTGGTATAAATGCAACCATCTTACTTCTCCCTTTTATACTACCATTTGACTTTATCAGCCCAGTAAGCTGCTGACAACTTACCTCTAGCTATATTTTTACCGTGTCTCGCTTTAAATGATGCACGTTTTTTCTTCATCTTATCAGATTCACCTTTTTTAGGTTTACCTGCTGTACTCGCTCCTTGTTCGCCAAATCGTATCATCTTAATTGTAGTGCCTTCTTTAGCTAACACTACGTGTGATTTAGTAGGATGTTTGGGAGTTCGTTTAGGTTTATTGTAACCACTAAAAGTTTCGCCTCTATACGTTATAGACATGATATCATATTCCTACTGAGTTGTCAAGACACTTATATTGTATAGTATGAGGTGCAGATAAATTAGGCTGTACAGATTGTACGAAAGCTCCTACCATCTTTCTGCATTCTTGTTGAGATACTGCTAGTTCCTGTGGATTAAACATCTTACAATCTACAGATTGGTCTATAGGAGACAAAAGACATATCGTAACCAAAGGCAAGAACATATCAATACTGCCCACTCAATTCAAAGTGTGGTCCATCTATAAATGGTCTACGCCCTTCTTGTCTGCGAGTATCTATGTAGTCATTCATAGCTGCTTCCATTGTCATGTTACAAGTACGCAAATCATTAATATGCCAAGCTGCACCCCAACGTAAAGCTACGTCCTCAAGCTTTGCAGCTTCCATCATAGCGTCAGCAATATCGTCATAGACATTGAGTTCCCATGATGCCCTCCCACCAATATACGCCATCAAGTCTACCGCTAACCCCTCTAGGTGCTTTGACTTCATGGTCTGTGATGCTCCCTTGGCTACCAGTGCTTCCTGCTCTTCTAGTGTTCGCATACCACAGATGACACCAAAGTCTATCTTCGTTAGGTCTATAGCTTTTTTGACTACACGTACCATGTCTGCATTGACACCGTCTAGTCTGTCTAAGCTACGTTGTGAGAGAGTAAATCCCATTAGATTATATCCTTTTTCTGATTCTGTAAGCGTTCTCTGTCTGCCTTTTCTTTACATGGAATACATACACCGTTCATCTCTGTGAACTTTTTCTTGGCGTGTGAGTACACCTTGAATACCTCTATGGGTGTTTTGCATACAGGACAGTCAGCCATTACTTCTATTTCTTTTTTGAAGCCATACCGCCATACATCATTTTGCTCTTTTTAGCCATGCCACCGTAAAACATTCCTGCCTTACGCATATCGGTCATACCGCCTTTATTCATAGCCATGCCTGTAGTTGGGTTAATCTTTCTGTTATCTGTAGGCATCATACCGCCCATGTTCATCTGGTATGCTTTCTTCTTACTGTAATCTTTCATTGTTCCACCTTTTTTAAATCCCATGTTTTTAACTGCATCAGGAGCTTCTTTCTTTAATGCTGCTAGACCTTTATTCATTTTCTTTTTAGCTACAGGTCCACCTTCATTCTTTTTTGACATGCTCCCTGCTGCAGCTAGTAATTTTTTATACTGAGCTAGAGTCATATCAAATTGCTCTGCAATCATTTTCATTTCTTTATCTGAGGCTGTTCTTGATGCTTTCGTCATTTGGTAATCCTTTTTTGTTGTTACTTATTTTTATTTAAGTTATCTACTATGCCATACTTAGCTCTAGATACGTAACCACCCTGTTGCATAGTACGTGTTATAGGCTTTCCTACTATTGGAGTTCTAGGTGCTTGAGCACTTCTTACTTGAGGTTTAGGTCTTCGTATATTTTTTCCTCTACCCATATTAGGTAATTCAAATACAGGTCTTCCACCTCTACCTCCATCTCCATCCATTATTTTAGGTGGACGCACTGCAGGTTTAGGTTGTGTTATAACTTTTGGTTCTTGCATTACAGGTGCTCTTCTAAC